ACTTGTTGAAGAGAATAGGAGATACATCCAAGAGGTTGTTATTCCATCCTATGAGATTAGTGACAACTGGGATAACCCACACTACAACAACTGGTTAAAAGCTGGTGGTTGGAAAGATTGATGATTTTTTGGATTGGATTCTTCGTTATGTTTTTTAATGAAGGTTTTGTTATGATGAGGCACGTATCACCGTGGTTCGCAAGACAAAGAGATAAGTTTATTGATAAGTATGGTGCTAATGTGTGGTATAGATTCCACGGTACATTAGACTATGTTTGGATGATATTTGTAGGTCTTGGTTTGATATTCAATCCTAATAGATTATTTCATATAGCAGTACTAGCAACCTTTTGGGGTGCTTCATTTTCAATATTTTATTTACCGAGGTGGATAAAGAATGGACGAAATCACTAATGGTTACACCAAGGAGATGATCAAGGAGTTGCTAGGCACTGCTTGGTTGGACAAAGATAATATACCTGAGACGGGTAATCAAATTAGAAGAAGAAAGGGTAATGAGATGAGAGCAGGGTTGAGACCTTATCCCAAGTACCCATCAAAGGAGTCGAGGATAGCAGACACTTCGGGTAAGTTTGATGAGAATGGACAATACATATACCCACCAGGTTCTGGATTTAATTATGCAGAGTGGTGTAATGATCACGAAGTTAAGAGTAATAAAGTATCATAATGGAATTTGATGAAGAGTTTTCTGTAGACCATTTAATATTCAAACAAAGAACTTGTAGAGTATGCGGAGAAGAGAAAAGTTTAATAGAAGACTTCTACCTTACTAGAAAGGCTAGAGGTAAACTTGCTTCGTCTTACTCATATGAATGTAAGGTCTGTACAATTAAAAGAATACAAGAAAGAAGAAAGGATAAATCACCAAACGAATCATATCCCGACTGGTAGTTCACGCATCGTTTCCCCACTGAAACATTAGGTTTAGATAAATAAATTTAGACAAATCTGGATCTTCATTCGGAGAGGTAATTAAATGGCAGGGCAAGTATCACCTGGAGTTGTTATTAAGGAACGTGACCTTACTAACGCTCGTATAGACTCAACAGTAGATAACGTTGGAGCATTAGTTGGACCGTTCGAGAGAGGTCCAGTGAATCAGATGGTGAACATCACCAACGAGAAATCACTACTAGAATATTTTGGTAAGCCTAATAACAGTAACGCTGGTTATTGGTTTACTGCAACTAACTTCCTATCATACGGTGGGCAACTCCAAGTTATACGTGTTGGAGATGACAATCTTAAGAACGCTGTAACAGACTCTGCGTCTGCTGTTCTTATAGAGAGCGACACCGATTATGTAACTAATCATTTTGATGCTGCTCAATCTTTCCATTACGGTACTAAGTGGGCTGGTGTTTACGGAAACAACATAAGCGTTCACGTAGTAGACCACGGTTATGACTTCGATGTAACTGTAGATGCTGCTGTAACTGCTGTTGCTGGTACAACTGTATATCAAAGCAACGGTGTTACTGGTAAATTATTTGGTGCTGCTTCTGCTACTGCTACTCTTACAGTATTTGAATCTAACGGTAATTTAGTAGCAGGTGCTTCAAATCTTCTACTACAACAGACAGGTGCTGCAAGTACCGCACTTAATGGTGCTGTTGCTGCTGGTGATGCTACTATCACAGTTGCATCTGCTACTGGTATTGCTACTGGTGATTATCTAATCATCAACAATGCAGAAATTGTTAAGGTAACAGATACTGCTTCTGCTCCTCAACTTACAGTTGATCGTGGACAATTCGGTACAACTGCTGCTACTGGTGCTGACGCTGATAGTGTTATTGAACTATCTGCTGTGGGTATAAGTGCTGCTAGTAAGTGGTGGGATACAGTACAAATTACTGATACAGATATTAACTGGAATACTCTTGTTTCAAGACCTGGTACTTCTGCTTTTGCTTCTAACTACGGTTCTAAGTATGACGAACTAAGTATTGTTGTTCTTGATGCAACTGGATTAATCACAGGAACTAAGAATACAGTTCTAGAGAAATTCCAAAATCTTTCTAAGTCTGCTGATTCACAGACTGCTGAGGGTGCAGATAACTACTACCCTAATATTTTAAGATTTGCTTCCAACTACCTATGGTGGGGTAAGCACGATGCTACTAACACAACAGCTTCATACGGTGGTTACACCACTGCTGTTTGGGGAAGTGGAATCACAACTGGTACTAACTACACAATGCTTGGATATCAGTCATACACAATGGCTGGTGGTTTAGATGGATATGCTGTTAATGCTGGTGATCTAACTGCTGGTTACGACACATTTGCTGATACAGAATCAATCAATCTAGACTTCATCCTTGCTGGTCCTCTTCTAGGAACCAGAGTAGATTCAATCTCAGTCGCACAGAAGTGTGTAAACATTGCTTCTGCACGTAAGGATTTTATGGCATTTGTTTCACCTTATGCTGGTGCAGTTATCGGTACACTTGCTACAAGCACTGATGCACAGAGAGATAACGTAATTGACTTCTTCGATGGAGTTGGTTCTTCTACATCTTATGCAGTGTTTGATTCTGGTTGGAAGTACATCTACGACAGATTCAATGATACCTATCGCTACGTACCTTGCAATGGTGATACTGCTGGCTTGGCTGTTCAAACCGCTAATGACCTAGATCCTTGGTTCTCACCTGCTGGATTTAACAGAGGTAACATTCGCAACGTAATTAAACTTGCTTATACTCCTGGTAAGTCTGATAGAGACAAGCTTTATCAAGCACGTGTAAACCCAATCTCTAGTTTTGAGGGTCGTGGTACTGTTCTCTTTGGAGATAAGACCGCACTTAGCACACCTAGTGCATTCGATAGAATTAACGTTCGTCGCTTGTTCTTGGTTGTTGAGAAGCAAGTTGAGAACCTTGCAAAGAATGTTCTCTTTGATCTAAACGATGACGTTACACGTTCATCCTTCGCTAACGCTGTTGGTGGTTATCTTCGTGAGATTCAAGCACGTCGTGGTCTAACTGACTACCTCGTAATCTGCGACGAGACAAACAACACAGGCGATGTCATAGATCGTAACGAGTTTGTTGCTGAGATCTATCTTAAGCCTTCTCGCTCTATTAACTTTATTACAATTACATTCGTTGCTACCCGTACTGGCGTAAGTTTCGATGAGATTGTAGGTAGATAGAGATTCACTCCTGATAAATAAATTTACATAGGTCAATAGCAAATGGCAGTCACAAGTAATGTAAAGGACTTCCTCTCGAAAGTACGGAGTGGAGTCAAGCCTAATCTGTTTAGGGTCAAGTTAGATTGGCCAGCAGGTTTGGGTGTATCACAGTCAGACAGGGAACTCGGATCTTTCCTATGTAAGAGTGCAGCACTTCCTGCCTCTAACTTAGGAGTTATCGACGTTCCTTTCCGAGGAAGAGTTGTTAAGGTTGCTGGAGACAGAACCTTTGATACTTGGTCAGTTACTATCGTTAACGATACTAACTTCAGACTTCGTAATCTCTTTGAAGGATGGACACAATCAATCAACGCACACGAAGATAACGTTGCTGCATTGGTTAACCCTGATGGTGGTGGAACTGGATACACAAAGGATCTTGTAGTACATCAACTAGGACGTAATGGCGAAGATCGTCAGGACAACTACATTAAGACATACAAGCTCTGGGGATGCTTCCCAACTCAGATTTCACAGATTGATCTTGCATATGATAGCAATGATCAGATCGAAGAGTTCACTGTTGAATTCCAAGTTCAGTACTGGACAGCAGGTGACAACCCTGAAGAGTATAATAACGGCATAACTTAGATAGCCTAAATACCTTTATAGGAAAAGGTATTACACCTTATTATGGCTCAATTATTTGGATTCTCTATTAAGAGAAAGGAGGGACCTAAGGGTCAATCCCCGATCCCTCCAAGTCAAGATGATTCAATCACCACAATTGCTGGTGGTTACTTTGGACAATATGTAGACCTAGATGGCGGTGCATCATCTCGTAACGAGTACCAGTTGATACGCCGCTATCGTGATATGGCCCTTCATCCAGAAGTGGATACGGCTATTGATGAAGTTGTTAACGAAGCTATTATATCTGATCTTGATGATACACCTGTACAGATAGAACTATCTAATCTGAATGTAGGTGAGGGTATTAAGACTAAGATAAGAGAAGAGTTTGAAAATGTTAAACGTCTTTTAGGTTTTGAACAAAGAGCACACGAAATCTTTAGACGTTGGTACATTGATGGTAGACTTCACTACCATAAGGTGATCGATTTAGCAAATCCTAAGTTAGGTATTACAGAACTTAGATACATCGATCCACTTAAAATAAAAAAAGTGCGTGAGATGAGGAAGAAGGATGATCCTAATGAACAGCGTAGGGTTGGAAAAGAACCTACGGTTACGGATCTAGACTTCGGAAATCACGAAGAGTATTACATCTATAATCCAAAAGGATTCCTCAATATGAATGGCCCTGAGCAAAAGGGTATTCGTATGGCACAGGATTCTATTGCACACGCTGACTCTGGACTGCAAGATTTAAACCAGAAGATAACTTTATCGTTCTTACATAAGGCTATCAAGTCACTCAATCAACTTAGAATGATTGAGGATGCATTAGTTATCTACAGATTATCCCGTGCACCTGAGCGTAGAATCTTTTATATAGATGTTGGTAATCTGCCTAAGCAGAAAGCGGAGCAATATCTCCGTGATGTAATGAATAGGTATCGTAACAAACTTGTATACGATGCTAACACTGGTGAAATCAGAGATGACAAAAAGCATATGTCGATGCTTGAGGATTTCTGGTTACCACGCAGAGAGGGTGGTAGAGGTACAGAGATCTCTACTCTTCCTGGTGGGCAAAACCTTGGTGAGTTAAAAGATGTGGAGTACTTCCGCACTAAACTTTTCAAGTCGCTAAACTTACCCCCCAGTAGACTCGATGGAGAAAAAGGATTTAGTCTCGGAAGAAGTAATGAAATTCTTCGTGACGAACTTAAATTTTCCAAGTTCGTCGGTCGCTTGCGTAAAAAGTTTTCTGTTCTGTTTGATGATCTTCTAAAGACTCAACTCGTTCTTAAGAGAGTTATCTCTCTTGAAGAGTGGGAAGAGATGAGAGAGCATATTCAATATGACTATCTCTTTGACAATCACTTCAATGAACTGAAAGATGCAGAGTTAATGAACAACCGCCTTGACTTAGTTGTCAAGATGGAACCTTACATTGGACGCTACTTCAGTGCAGAGAATATTAAGAAGAAGATTCTACAACAATCTGATACGGAAAGATTGGAGATAGCAGCAGAAATTAAGACAGAACGTAGTTCAGGCCTGATACCTAGCATCGTTCCTATTGATGCAATCCTCCCAGAAAATCAACCCGAAACACCGTCTAGTAACTTAGATAGCTAAATAAAAATATATTCTGATATATTATGGATAAAGTAACACCAGAAAGTTCCGCACGTGCAGCAGTTGATGCTGTAGCAGATGGGAACCGTGCTGCTGCTGTTGATGCCATCAATAAAATGATGTTCGACAAGTCAGCAGAAACATTAGATACGTATTCGGATGTCCTCGCCAAAACTTATTTTGGTGATATGGAACTTCCTGATGCTCCTAATGAAACTCCAGAAGCGGAAGCCCCAGGCACTCCATCTTCTGTAGAACCAGAAGCAAATTCAGAACCCCAAACTGATGAAACTGATAACGGAAACTAATACTGAGGGTCTTAATTACCTGACTGAAACAAAGAACGGTAAGAAGTCTCAATATATTGAAGGTGTCTTTTTACAAGGCGAACTTAGGAATCGTAACAATAGGGTCTATCCTATTAACATTCTTGAGCGTGAAGTAAACAAGTACATCGAAGAGCACGTCAATAGAGATCGTGCTGTTGGTGAGCTTGGACACCCAGATGGTCCTACTATTAACTTAGATAGGGTATCGCACCGTATCGTTTCTCTTCGTAAAGAAGGAAATAATTTCATTGGTAAGGCTAGAATACTAGGCACACCAATGGGAAAAATTGCACAAAACTTACTCGACGAAGGCGTACGTCTCGGAGTTTCATCCAGAGGTCTTGGTACCGTGGATAAACGTGAGGGAACAAGTTTTGTTCGTGATGACTTTATGTTAGCAACCGCCGCAGATATCGTGGCTGACCCCTCCGCACCTGATGCCTTCGTAGATGGCATAATGGAAGGTAAGGAATGGTGTTGGAATAATGGTATCGTAAAAGAGGAGAAGGTTGCTAAATATCAGAAGTACATCAACGAAAGTGAGCTTCGTGCCCTAGAGTCACGGAAACTCCAAGTGTTCCAAAACTTCCTCGGAAGTTTGTAATATATAAATAACTCTTAGACATAAACAGTATAAAAGCTTAACAGAGGTCAACCCCGATGTCCGAAATTTTGAACGAAAAGTTTGAGGAACTTATTAGTGAAGCAGGACTTCCTAGTGCAACAGTTCCTGGGAGCGAGCCAGTAGCCCCATCTACCCAAAGCAAAACTGCGGTAAACGCAAAAGCAGCAGCAGGTGATCAGGCTTCAGGTAAAGTAGATCCTTCCTTGGTGCCTGGTCAGGCAATCCAAGATCTAGGTGGACCTACTCCCACACATAATCATCCGCAAGATGACTCCAACAAGTTGGATAAGAATGCTACCAAGGACGGTGTGAGCGATGCTCAAACTGGTGGTGGTAAAGATGAGCCATCTGGATCTGATCCTAAGCTTGCTGACAAGATTACTTACGGTACCAAGAAAGAGGATATCGAAGTAGATCTAAGTGCTGACGTTAAGGCACTCTCCGAAGGAGAAGAACTGTCAGAAGAGTTCTTAAAGAAAGCATCAACAATTTTTGAAGCAGCAGTAAAATCTAAAGTTGTTTCTATTGTTGAAGAACTCGAAACACAGTATAGCGAAAAGCTTGCCGAGAATACCGAAAAAGTTCGGGCATCCTTGGCTGAAGAAGTTGATGGTATCTTGAAGTATACTTCACAGCGTTGGCTTGAAGAGAACCAAGTTGCTATTGACACTGGTCTCAAAGTTGAGATCACTGAGTCGTTCATCAAAGGTCTGAAGGGACTCTTTGAAGAGCACTATATTGACGTGCCTGAGGGCAAAGAGGATGTTCTTGAAACAATGAACGCCTCGCTTCGTGAAATGGAAACTCGCCTCAACGAACAGATTGATGCGAACGTGAAATTGTCAAAACAAATCTCAAGTCAAGTCAGAGGAGGCATTGTCTCCGAGATGAGTGAAGGACTTACAGATACACAGAAAGAGAAGTTCGCTGATCTTGCTGAAGCTGTAACCTTTAAGGATGAGACATCCTACAGAGAAAAACTAACCACAATCAAGGGATCTTACTTCACTGAAAAAGCACAAGTTGCTGAAGAAGTAAAAGAAGAGCCACTTGAAGGTGTCAGCACCGAGTACGCACCAGTTATGCAAGCATATCTGAATGCAATCGGAAACGCTGTTAAGTGATATTTACATTATAAGTCATTCAATCTATTCTAGTAATTAAAGATGGACACCCGTCAATTACAGGAAAAGTGGTCACCTGTCTTAGGTCATAAGGATCTTCCCGAAATTAAAGATTCTCACCGTAAGCAAGTTACTGCAACTATCCTAGAAAATCAAGAGAAAGCTCTTAAAGAAGAGCACAATATGCTTAACGAAGCAGCACCTATCAACTCTGTTGGTGCTGATGGTCTTAAGTCCTCTCACGGTTCTTCAGGTCTAGCTGGATTCGATCCAATCCTAATCAGCTTGATCCGTCGTGCGATGCCAAACCTCGTTGCTTACGATGTTTGTGGCGTTCAGCCAATGAGTGGTCCTACTGGACTTATCTTCGCAATGCGTTCACACTACAACGACAGAAGTGGTGCTGAGGCATTATTCAATGAGCCTAACCCAGGTTTCTCCGCAGTTGGAGACGCTTCTGGTGGTGCGGCTTATGATCCTACAGCTGGTAACGTTGACCCAGGTGGTGGTGGAACAGGTGCTGGAGCTGCTGCTGCTGCAACTAACACTGCTGAAGGTAACAACCCTGCAATTCTTAACGACTCTACAACCTATCCTTCTGGTGGTTCTGGTTTCCGTTATGAGAACACACAAGGTAGTGCAAGAGACTATCTAGAAGCATTAGGAACATCAGGTTCTCCTGATTTCCGTGAAATGGCTTTCACAATCGATAAGGTATCGGTTACTGCCAAATCACGTGCTTTGAAAGCAGAGTACACCTTAGAACTTGCTCAAGACTTGAAGGCGATTCACGGTCTAGATGCTGAAACGGAATTAGCAAACATTCTCTCTTCTGAGATCCTTGCTGAAATCAACCGTGAAGTTATCAGAACTGTTTATCTCCAAGCAAAAGTCGGAGCACAAAACAACGTAGCGAACGCTGGAATCTTCAACCTAGACACCGACTCAAACGGTCGTTGGTCTGTTGAGAAATTCAAAGGTTTGATTTATCAGATCGAAAGAGATGCTAACGCTATAGCACAGCAAACTCGTAGAGGAAAGGGCAACTTCATCCTTTGTTCTGCTGACGTTGCTTCTGCACTTAATATGGCTGGTGTTCTAGATTACACACCTGCTCTATCAACAAATGGTCTACCTGATGATACAGGTAATACATTCGTTGGAACACTTAACGGTGGAGTTAAAGTTTACGTTGATCCATATTCAGCGAACTTGGCTAACGATCACTTCTATGTTGCTGGTTATAAGGGTTCATCTCCTTATGATGCAGGAATGTTCTACTGCCCATATGTACCCCTACAGATGGTAAGAGCAGTGGATCAAGGATCCTTCCAACCAAAAATCGGATTCAAGACTCGCTACGGAGTAGTAGCAAACCCATTCGTATTCAAGGCAGACGGATCTGCTGTTGGAGAGGATGTTCTTGGAGCCAATGGAGTTGGCAGAAACCAGTACTACAGACGTGTACTTGTTCGCAACCTTATGTGATTTCTATCACAACAATCAAAAGAGACTCCTTGTGGGTCTCTTTTTTTATGCTATAATATAAATATGAAAGAAACATCACACTACTATTCAAAGGATGACTTACGTTCTGCCACGGTGGTAAAAGATGGAAAAAGATTCGGAGCAATTTGCGTGGGATACGATAGAAGAGTCCTACGTACGAAAGATTTTTTTGAGGGGGTTAGTTCTACTCATACTAGCTACTTCAATGGTTTAGCAGACGCAGAGAACTTTGCGGAAAACTGGGTATTATATCAGGACTAAATACTATTGTAGCGATCTGGTTTTGTAATGCCAGCCCAATGGGTTAGTCAACAGTTATCCAATAGAAATTTTCTTTCACCAGTTGGTTTTAAACTGGAGTTAGATCTTTTTCCTGAAACAGATTTTCTCTGCCAACAAGCAGCGATACCTGATATCTCAGCTGTTATAAATGAAGTGTCAACTCCTAGAAGAAGGTTACCTATACCTGCTTCTGGTGGAACTACGTTTGGTGATTTAGTAGTTACCTTTCTAGTAGACGAAGACATTAAAAATTATATTAAGTTGTGGAATTGGATTAACGATACCACTACAGCATACGAACCTGATTCAAATAAAGAAGTAAACTTCGCTACAGCACAGTTATTTGTATTAACTAACCAGTTAAATACTAATTTCTATGTTAACTTTAATGATGTATTCCCTGTCTCTTTAACGACACTACCTTTTAGTGTTACTAATACTGACGTGGAATTCTTTCAGGCAACGTGTACGTTTAAGTATTCGTTCTATGAATTCTTGACTAATGAAAATCTAAAGTATGTCCCTTGATGAATTGAAGGCACAGTGGAAACACGATTCCGCTATCCTAGATGGTAATGATGGTTATCCAGATTTTTTAAAGGCTTGTAACGAAACTCCTTATCTCCACTCGAAGTACCTTGATATGTACGTTGACTGGAAGAGTCGTTTACTCGACAAAGAGTTTGAATTAAAGTTCAAGCGTAAAGAAAAATGGATGTACTATAAGAAGAAGGCACCTGCCTCTGCTTATAAAGATATTCCTTTTGATCTGAAACTTACCACTAGAGATGAAGTGGATATGTTTCTTGATGCGGATGAAGATCTAGCAAAGATCAAAGCAAAGATTAAATACTTTGAAATGATTCTATTCTTTTTAGAATCAGTATTGAAACAGATATCTGCTCGTCAGTATCAAATTAAAAATGCTATAGAATGGGAGAAGTTCAGAAGTGGCTGATATTATCCTACAAAAAAAGAACGAAGTCTACAACGTAGTCAAGACAGAGGAACACGTACATAGAGAACTCTCTGAGTACTTTACCTTTGATGTTCCTGAGGCAAAGTTTATGCCACTGTATAGGAACAAAGTATGGGACGGTAAGATACGTCTATACTCACCTGGCAACGGTGAGATCTATGGTGGGTTGGTAGAACACATCCAGAACTGGTGTGTTACTATGAAATATAATCTTCGGTTCGAGGATAATGATCATTTTGGTTTACCCTACGAGATTAATCCAGATGTTAGTGCTGTAGGTGTACGTGCTTTTATGAAGGGTATACTCAAGAAGAGTAAGTTTGAAAATATAGAACCTAGAGTATATCAGATAGAAGGTGTCACTCAGGCACTTAGGTACAATCGTAAACTATTACTTTCTCCTACTGGTTCTGGGAAAAGTC